TTGTAATTAATTCTCTTTTTTCTTCTGGTGTCATTTCCTCTAATAACGCTGCACTGATATTGTTCGGCAACTCTTTTAAAATGTCCATTGTTGTTCTGTTTAATTGCTCAATTTCTTCTGTTGCTATTCTTAGGTAATAGTTTTGACCTGTAATAGCATTAATGTTATTAAACAAATCCTTTTCAAATTGGTTCACAAAGTGCTTAACATTTGGGAGCACTGCGTTTGTGTACATTGCCCTGTTTGCTTCCTTGTAATTGGAATATGTATTGCTTTGATAATCACCGAACAACTGGGAGGGTAAATTTAACGCCCTGCAAATTGAACGCACGTGTGGTAACTGCATTTCAATAACCTTCATATCATTCGCATCCATTCCTAACTGGGTAAAGTCGGAAGCCGTTTCAATTACCTCAACTTTGTTAAACTTTTCTGCACCCCCTGAAAGTTTGGAAAATGATTCCCTAACATACTTTAGAACATTATTAGTAAAACCAATTGCCCCACTGTCACCGCTGGAAGCCTTAGGACTAATAAAACCACTGATACCCCTGTTTTTTAATAAAGACTTTTCAGCGTTTGCCCTGTTATTTGAAGCCTGTACAACCTCCCACACGCCCTGTATTGGGCTTAACCCTAATTGTTCATCTTGTAGCTTTGAAGGGTCGTAAAATTCCATTATTATCAGTTCCTCGCTGAAATACTTATACAATTTGCTTCTATCAGTAAAAGTGTAATAGGCTGGGTCTTCAAAATAGCTAACAATTTCTTGTGAGGGCATTACTTCTTGAGTAGGTAACACCCAAAGTTCATTCGTTTCAAACCCTACGATGGGGCTTTTTTTAAGGGTGTAAGCCTTGCCATGAAGGAATAAGTTAACAAACAGCTGATACATTGCCTCGGTTTTCCCTTGCTTACTGTTCCACTGGTCGTAAAACATTGTATAAATTGGGTCGGTATCTGGTACAACGTTGTCACCGTTCATAAGCTTTAAGGGTGTAGTTGCACAAGCTTTAGCAAGTGAAGAAACACAAGCATAAACAAGCTCATTACCTACAAAACCCTCCTGGACTATTTCTTTTGCTGTTGCTCTATTGAAATTATAACCAGACAGGACGTTCCAAAATTCTGGTGTTTTTGTTTTCTTGTCAAAAATGTTCATGCCTATAAAAGTAGCACATTTTTTTAAGAGTTTTTGTACCTATAATATTTTTCCGTATAGCGAAGTGAATCTAAACTGTGGTTATTGTCGTCTATTGGCACTTCTCCTCGCTTATCTAGCCAAACATAGTTCCGTAGTTCGTTTATTACATTTGTGCTTGTCTCGGTTACTATAAACTCCCAATTTTGTAAGTGCCTTATTCCAACTGCAATTTTTTCCTTTCCTAGTCCTAGGATATTAAAACCAGCCGATTTAATGCCTAATATTTGGGTAGGGTCTGCACTATCTGCAATTATTAAGCTGTCTTTATTTGGTATTTTAGTTTCTAATAGTTCAACTATTTGTGTAGGGCTTAACTTTGGCTTATATATTTCCTCATGGATATAAATTAATTTCTTCTTAGCATCAAACGCAACCTTTATACATACAAATGGATCTTTAAATCCAAAATCCATCCCATACATTACGGGTAATTGTTCATCAAATTCACCTATGGACCAGTTATTAAATATGGCCCCTTCAACAACCCCATCCAGCCCCAAACCATAAACACGCCACCAATTAAACCAATGGCCCTGCAAGCCCTCTTTTACTTCTTTGTCATGCCGTTTTTTTCCTTCTTTAAATTCTGTTATTTGTGACTGGGTTAAATTTTCCACATTATCCAGAAAAGTTGAGGTTAACACTGTTGTATTATCCCTTGTGCTAATCCCTTCCGTATCTATCCAAAACTCAACGCTGGGGTTATAATCAATAAATACTGTTTCTGTGGTCCTTTGAATAAGCTGGTGTACTACCTTCCATTTCATGTTGTTAGCCTCGTTGATAAACAGTATATCCTTTTGCCCTCCTAATGCTTTGCCAACCCTGTCAATGCCTATGAATTTAATAATACTTTTCCCTATTGTAAATGTATAAGGGTTTTTTAGCCTCACTTGCTCCAAGTCTTCACCCTCATTTTGTATAATGTCCTCAAAGTCGGTTATGGCTCCATCCCGTAAGTGTGGGGTTGAGTAACTAACTACATGGATGATCCTTTTTTTTGGGGCATTCTTAGCAAGTAAATAAAGCAATTGCAGGGTGCTATAAGTTTTGGAACTCCTAGAACCGCCTTTATTAATTATAAACCTAAAGCCCTCTTTGTAGGCTCTCATGGTTTGAACGAAGGTATTACTTATTCGCATCTTTTTTAACGTCCTCCAAAAAGTCGTTTATTTCTTCTGCCTGTTCCTTGTTGGCCACAATAAACTCACTCTTTATTGATTGGCCTTTGCTCGTGTGGTCAACGTAAGATTGGTTAAGTTTTTGGTGTTCTTCTGGTGTTGCAATTAGCCTGTACAGGGCTAAAAGTTCACTTGCCTTATTGCTTTTAAAAAGTTTTGCCCTAATTGCTGATTTGGTTTTTACCCTGTTAGCCTCTAAAAGCCCCTTAAGGGTGTTTAATTCGTCTGAATTGTCAGGAAAGTGCTTGTATATTGTAGCTTTACAAGCTGACACAAAATGAGGAACATCTTCAACCCAAAAAAGGTTGTTTTTCTTTATTGCCTCAATGCACTCTTCTAATAACTTTTTTTTATCGTATGCCATTATTCTTCCAGTTTACGTTCATACTTTTCACCGTTCATTTTTACCTCCAAAGTAGGGTCAAGTTTTAACATTCTATCAATAATAACTTGGCAGTATTTGGGGTCAAGTTCCATTCCATAACATTTCTTTTTTAATTGGTGTGATGCAACCATAGTTGAACCACTTCCAAGAAAACCATCAAAACAAATATCAAATGTAAAATCATTAAAAATATCTCCAAACAAACCAACTGGCTTTTGTGTTGGATGAACTCTTGTTTTTCCTTCAATGTTTTTATCTCCTTTTCTAATCATTCCGTTCCATTGCCATTTGTATAATTTAGCTCCTTTATTAAATGATGTCCAAGCCATTTCAACATCAGCAAAATTTCCTGTGTTTTCTTTATCCCAAATTAACCAGCACATTGATGGAGATAAAAAATCGGTAAAATAATTACCACCCCAAATAATAAAATTTTCAAATCCTAAACTAATACAATTATTATAAAAATCTCTTGCAGTGTCGGTTGTATCATCTCCTATTATTTCAGAATACGTTTTTGATTTTACTATTTTATCCCCTCCAACAGTTCCAAATGATTTATCTCTATCAACTTTATTCCCTTGTACTACACTAATTCCATAAGGAGGATCTGTGAAAACCATGTCCGCTTTCTCCCCATTCATCAACTTAGCAACCGAATCACTGTCCGTACTATCCCCACACAACAACCTATGCTCACCAATCTCAAACAAATCACCCACTACAATGTCCGTTTCAATCCCACCATCAGGAACATCAAACTCATCTTCTTCCGCTTCCAATTCTTCAACCCCTTCAAACACTGGAATATCAAGCCCCCATTCCTCAACCTGTTCACTATCCCATTCATTCGCTATAATATCCCAATCCCATTCACCAAATCCAACATTATCTTTAATGATAAATTCCCTTTGCTGTTCTTCTGTCAAGTGTTCGGCCTTTAAAATAGTAACTTCCTTAACTCCTGCTTTTTTGCAAGCTTCCAGCCTCATATTACCCCCTAGGACAATCATTTCGCTATTTACTACGATTGGTCTAATTTCCAACATTTCAGGGAACTCCTGGATTGACTTCACAAGCTTTTTAAACTTATCATCCTTCAACACCCTTGGGTTATCCTTATTAGGTATAACACTGCTTATTTTGACCTTTTCGACCATTTCTTTAAACTCTTTCATGTTGCTGATTTTAATCAAATATAATATTTTTTAATTTATTAATCATTCCGAGTGAGTGAGTGAGTTGTAAGGTAGAAAGAAATGTACCCCCTTACCCCCTAGTAAGAAAGTACTATTTCTACCCTTAACCATTCGTCGTTTCGTTTCGTTTCATCGTTTAGGCTGTTGCTGGAAAATGTACCCATCCTAGCACAACATTTAAAGCGTTTATTTTATCCTTGCCCTATGCTATTACACAAAGGCAATTACCTTACTATTTCAATCGGTGGGGCTGTCAAAGCATAACAGCGGTAAGCTTGTTTATTTTGAGCCAAAAAAAAGCCCTTGCAGTTCGAGTACAAGGACTTAATTTCTGGGGTTCTACTCCCCTCTTAATAGTGTCTTTTATTCATACTCGAACCATGAATATTACCCAAAGATAAACAAATATTGAATAAAACCAAATACAAGTTTATGCAAGTGCTATGCAGGTGCATTACTTTTCCTTTTCAAGTTGTTTAACATTCAAATATTTATCAGTCCATTTTTGAGCGCATTCCTCACAATAAACATGGTCTTTTTTTATTTCCTTATTGCATTGGGTGCAGGTGCTATTTTCGAATAATGATAATTGAGGCTTCATTTAATTAAAGCCCTCCCAGCCTTTTCAATGTTTTTAAAGGCATTAACTACTTTAACAATTGAAACGGTAGTACCTAAGGCGAAAGCTATGGAACCGAATACCACGCCCCCCGTTTTGCCCTTTGCAACCAGCATAGAGGTTGAGCCGATCAAAGCACAAGAATAAAACCACCCCATAGCTTGCATTTTTTGGCTTTCTGCCATTATTAAATAATTTCCAGCTTGATAGTTTGCAGCCCTTATACTTGCTACTTCGTTTTGAATGTTGCTTTGTGCATTAGCTGTTAAAATAAACGCTGTTAAAATTGTTGTAAATACTGTTTTCATGTTTTTTATTTTTTAAGGTTAATTAATATAGCTGCACAAATTACCCAAATTACAGAAACAATTAAAAGTTCTTTGCTTTGCCTTGTCATTTTATTACTCATTTTTTTAATTTAGTGATATGGTTGAGGATTTTCCTGATTTAGTAATTTGTTTAGGTCATAACGTGTAAAAGTACTCCCACTTTCCTACACTCACAATATGACTTTCTTTTATTTTATACTTTTTGCAAGTTTCTGCAATTAGCTGCCTTGAGACCCTTTTATTTTTCCTTATTTCTTGGATCACTTCAAAGACTAAATCCCTGCTTTGTTTTGGTGTTCTTTTCATTTATTTAGTTTTTTGGTTAATAATTTCTATTTCACTTTTGTTTTTTGGTTAATAACTAATTTTAAAAGCCATTAAAACGGGCTTTTACTATTGCGTTAGGCACAATTAAAACAACCGTTGTTGTGCCGTATGTTCTTTTAGTCTTTTCATTGCTTTGTCGTAGTATTCTTTGTCAAGTTCGCAAGCAGTTAAATCGTATTTCATATTGTGGCAGGCTATCGCAATACTTCCACTTCCTAAATGAGTATCTAATATTTTATCTCCTTCTTTTGCGTAGTTATCTAATATCCATTCATAAAGTTTAATTGGTTTTTGTGTTGGGTGTAGTCTATTGATGTCGTTGTTATTTATTTTAACTAATTTAGGTAGTTTATCTTCTGAAAACCAAGCGTATTCGATTTGGCTCATAGTAGGAATGTAAACCATTTTATCCCAAGTTATTAAACCTCTACATCCGTTTTTCCAAATGTAAGGGAAATAATTACCTCCCCAAATGATTTGTTTTTTACTTACTCTAAATAATTCTTTAAAATAATCATCTGTCGGTATCACATCATCCCAATTGGACCTACGTATGTCATCCATAAATTTGGTTTGTGTATTCTTTTTGCTTCCTCCATCAGTTGTTCTTTTACCCAATCCATAGGGCGGGTCTACAATAGCCAAGTCAAAGTGGTTATCTTCATACCTTGCCATTAGTTCC